CGTGCGCGGCTCAGGCTCGACCTGGCCGGCGCATCCCGCCAGCGCGAATACCACCAGCATCAGCACCACCCTCATAGCCCCAACTCCTGATCGATGACCGCCTCGGCGGCCGCACACTGCTCGCCGGCGGTTCGCTCACGTACCAGGCGCTGGGCTTCGGCATACTGCTCCGCGGCCTGCTGCCGTCCCCGATCCACAGCCTGCGCGGCATCCCGGGCGCGCTGCTCGCCGGCCACGCGCAGCGCGGCAATCTGCCCGCCCTGCTCCACTACTGCGGCCTCCAGGCTCCCACGAGCGGAACGGCAGGCAGCCAGATCCGCGCTCGCGGCATCCAACTGCGGCCGGTAGTGTCGCGCGCCGAGCCAGACACCGCCGGCGGCGCCGAGGCCGACCAGCAGCAGCGCGGCCAGAACCAAGCCGGCCGCCTTCCACTGGAAGCCTGTCATTCGTCATCCCCCTGCGGCGGAAGATCAACCGTCTGGCCAGCCAGGCGGTGCGTGCAGTCGCTCAAGTACTGGATGCGCCCATCGGTGACGAAGGAGTGGCAGACAACCTGCTCACGCTCTCCGCTCTCCAGGAGGCGCCACGGATACCGAACCAGGATCGACGGCTGGAAAGTCGGGTTGTCGACGCTGCCGTTCCAGGTCCAGCGGGGCTGACCGTCGACCTCGACGTTGACGCCGTGCAGCATCTTGCAACCCGGACACTCGAAGAAAAGTTTACCGTCAGCCTTCTCCAGGATCGGCGACACTCGAACGAAGGCGCTCATGCCAATACCCTCTTCGCCCGCTCCCACAGCGCCAGGCGCTCCGCCTGGCCATTCAGGCCGCCGTTGATGCGCCGAGTGATGGCGGCGAACTCGCCGCGGTCGGCCAGGTCGTTCAGGCCGTGCGTCGACCACCACCAGGCCGCCGAGATCGCCGCCCACTCCGGTTGCTCAAGCAGTTCCGGCTCCGCTTCCAGCGGCTGGCCCAGCCCGTCGCCGGCGGCGCGGTAGTTCGCCCGGCCGGTGATCTGTAGCAGCCCGCGCCCGCGGTAGCACCAGCCATCGCCGGACGCCTCGTCGCCATTGCCGTTGCGCGAGGCGTAGGCGTTGTTGGCGATGGCTCGGGGGTTGCGCGCCAGGCGCTGCGCCAGGGCGTTGGGCTGGCCGTCGGCGCCGAGGTACCGGCTCGGCCAGGTCGCAGCCAGGCCGCGGGCGCTGTAGTTGAGGTTCTCCACCAGCCGGGTCAACTGGGCGCTTTCGTGGCCAACCTGGGCAAGGAACGCCGCCGCGCGCACAGGCGACGTGATACCGAAGCGGGTCATTCCGCGGTTCAGCGCACCAACAAAAACGCCGGCGCGAGGGCCGGCGTTCGGGAGGATTTGCAGCAGCTGCTGCTCAGTGATAGGCATTCTGATCTCCAGGCACAAAAAAGCCCGCAGAGTGCGGGCTGTTCATAGAGTCTCGGGCTGCATCTCAGGAGGTGCCGGCATCGACAATCGGACATCGATCCAGCTATTGAGCGGGACATCCAGCGGAGCGCCCTTCCCGAGCACCATTTCGCCGTCGTCACTGAGTGTCCAGCGCTGTTTGAAGAGCCGGATGGTGACCGTCCCATCCTCAGCCTGTTCGCTGTCAGTGATACCGAGTGGGCGACCGCCGTCGGGAGACGCAGGGTCGATCACGCGCCAGCCCTCTTTCGCTAGCCCCAGGCTACCAGAGACCTTGTAGACGCCAACGGCGAGCCGTTGAACAGTAACGCCGCGGGCCTCTGCGTTGGCTACACCCCACGCGCCAGCAGGCTCGAAATCCAGTTCATTGAGATCGGGTCTCAAGCTCGCAGCAACGTTGGCGATACGCACGACCGGCGATGCCGCACGAAGCGTCCCGTCGGTTGCTCTCGTCGTGTTTCCCGAGTGATAGAACAGGACCCACGGCCCGGGATTGCCGCCTCCGTCGAAGTGCCTGAGGCCAATCCAGGGGTTCGACGTACCGAGCCGCGGGGTGATCGCGATTTGCTGTACGTAGTTGCCGCCGAGCGTGTTCACGAGCAACGAGCCCGCTGAGTCGCCGTACGGCGCACCGGAGGCGCCGACGGGATAGCGATAGAAACCCGGCCGGAAAGTCGAGTCGGGAGCGCCGGAAGGACCGCCGCTCGGGCTACCCAGCCCGAAGGCGCCGACGGTCATCACGTTCCCATCAGCGGTACCGACATTAGCTGTAGCAGCGGTCCCCAGCTCAAGAACCGCGCGAGCATCCGAAGTGCTCTCTGCGGCGTTGAGTCCACGTCCCAAACCGGTCATGCCCATATCTGCCTGAGCCTGCGTCCCAGTGCTCGACAGAGCCCATGGCTTGACCGCTGCAAGGGTACTCCCCCACTGGTTGGCGATCAGGTTGAATCGATCCGACAGGTCCTTGTCGTAGCCCAGGATCGGCGCCACCGCATAGGCCTGGCCGCTAGCCGTGCTGCCCTGGTAGTTGGGTTTGATCGAGATGACCGTCGAACTGGCGACGTTTGTGACCTCGTACCAACGACCATCGGGCCCGCGAAATGCATCGCCGACCCGGGCATTGGACGAGAACTGTGTGCCGGTACCGGTAACGGTCGGGCTATTTGCGGTCACCGCTACGGTGCCTGTTGAGTACCATGCCATTTATCTCTCCATCGGAACTAGGCTACCGCTATCAGCGGCCAATTGAAGGGGCGATTTGTTTCGTCCGGGACAAGAGCAGACGCGAAAATAGTGGTTCGCGAACTGTAGAGAAACCCCACCCGAGGGGGTTCAAGAGTAAACCATGGCTTTAGGTTGAAATGGCTCACCATATAGTACGTCGATGTTCCATATGGATACGGCAGTGCCCATGTTTGTAGTCGCATCCCTCCTGGCCAATTCGGATTGAATGCATACTTGCTCCACGTTTGCGCCCCACCTACGAAGCGAACGATCTCACGATTGCTATCGAACATCACACGTGACTGACCATCGAATACTTGAAGTCCCCAACCACCGGTACGTGGAAGCATCACGGCGGCCGCCTTCCACTGCCCTCCATATACCGGCGGTTCAGTGTCCCGGAAAATAGACTGATAAAACGCGAAGCCGGTCCACGCTCCGGGCCCTCCCAGATGACGGAACTGATATATCTGGTGAGGCCCGTTCGGCCTAACATACACATACGGCTCATAGGGCGAATTTATTGGGGTCGAATAGCTGATAACAAGTTCCGTTGCTCCCTGCACCCCATAAGTCCCCGACTCCACAATATGCATGCATGGATTTACATCGTCGATGATTGTCTGCCCGCTATTACCGCGAATGAGAGCTCCGTAACTCATGAGAACATCACCGCATGCAGAACATAGGTTGTATTCGAAGAACCGCTCATTTCAAACATGATGACGTTACCAGCGATGCGGTACGGCGGGACAAATCCGGATGGATTTCCGTTAGCGATGAAGAACACTACGCCGCGAGCGGGATCAAACCCTGGAACAGTTACTGACATTCCAGTTGTGATCGCTCCGATGGATTGCCGATAGATAGTTCGCGCCGACTGTCCGGTAAGATCCATGATGATCCCACCGGCGGCGTTTAGAATCCGGAGACCGTAGGTCATGCGTCGAGATTCCCGATCTGTACCCGCAACACGAGGTTCGCGTCGTAGACCTTGACGGCCTCCGCCGTCTGCCTCATGAAGCCCCCGGATGTCGCGCTGTTCATCGTCAAACTTCCACCTTTATCCAGCTTCCACAGCGGCTCGCCGTTGGCGCCGAGTACGGTCGACTGAATCACGTTGCCGATCTTTGCATTGGTGATCGATCCGTCCTGAATCATCGCGTTGTTGATGAACATCTGGCCTCCGACGATCGAGACCGGCGCCACGGTCTGCCCGCTGGAACTGTTGAACCAGAGGAACCGATCAGCCTGGAACGCCATGGTCGTCACGCTCGTTCCGCTGTCGAAGCCCAGTTGCCAGCCAGCGGCGTACGACTGCCCATTGGCATGGGCCTGGAGCTTTACGCTGTAGAGCGCCTGAACGTTCCCATCCAGAGAGGCCACTGCCTGGGACGTCGTCTGGATTGCCGCACTGTTGCTACCCACCTCCGCTGACAACTGGTCAATGCGCTGAGCGGTGGCCTGCCTATCGCTAGCGGTCACCTGCTCAACGGTGGTAATGCGCCCTTCTGCAGTTGCCGTCCTGGCCTCCAACAGACTCGTCCGCTTCGCCTGCGCTTCGTCCTCGTTCGCCCGCACGGTGACTTCGGTGGCTGCTCGAGCAATGGTGTCCCAGCCCTTCAGCGCATCCGCCTTCTCTCCGGTCGCCGGCTCCCGGCGGGCGGCAGCCTGCAGAACATCCAGGCTCGAAGCCGCCGCCTCGACCTTACCGTCGAGCTCGGTGATATCCGCGGTGTTGGTGGCCACCTGCTGAGCCAGACCGTTGGCCGTCTCGATCGACTGCCCGATGTCGGCCCAGTAGGTCGCGTTCGGCGGCGAGGCGTTGAGCGGCACCGCCTGCTTCGCCTGATACAGCCGGTTGCCGACCCGCACGATATCGTTCTTCGCGTAGGTCTTCGTCGGGTCGTAGGCCAGCACATCGGCCAGATTGTCGATCTGGTCCTGCAGGCCACTGATATCGACCTGCATCTGATCGATGTCGGCGAAGAACTGCTCGCCCAGAGCTGACTCGACGTACTCCTTGGTGATCAGTTCGTTGTACTCGCTCGCATCCGTCGAGCTGATGCCGTCGACCCAGGTCGACCAGGGGCCGACATTGCCGGTACGGTCGATCAGGCGCCCGCGGAAGGCCAGGCGAGCGCCGGCCGCCAGCGAGGTCAGCGTGTGGGTGTCGGTCGGGTATGCGAACAAGCCCAGGGCAGTTGCGTTCTGTTCGCTGCCGCCCGGGGTGACCGACTGCTGGATCTCGGTGTAGGCGGTGTCCGCCGCGCCACTGGCCGGGAATCCCCACTCCAGGCCGATCTTCCACGGTCCGCTGGTGGTACGCAGGAACGCCAGCGCCGGCGGCGCGCCGGTCTTGCCGGTGATGTCGGTCAACACCGAGTTCGCTGGGATCGACGACACGTTCATGGAGTTCACAGCCCGCACGCGCGCAAGGTACTGGCCGGTGTATACCCCACGTACTTCCACCATCAGCTCCCCCGTACGCGGAACCCTGACCCACTCGCGCGAGCCCCAGCGCCACTCTACGTCGTACGCTACCGCGTCCGGTGCCGCGTCCCAGGCGATGGTCATGATCGTGACCGCCAGGCCTTGCTCGACCGCGATGTGCTGCGAGATCAATACGCGTGCAGGTGGATCCTGCACCCCGGACGGGAGGACGCTGATCGGCCGAGAATCGATGATCGCCCCGTGATCGATCGCATCAAACTTGCCGGGCTCGTGCTGGATAACCTCAAGCTGGAATTGCTCCCAACTTGGTCTTGTCACGTTCTTGACGTAGAACTGCATCAGGGCCAGGTCGTCGTAGTCGATCGCCCAACCGCTCTCGGGGGAAGGCTCTTCACTGAAGTCGGCCACCACCGTTATGACGCGTCCGTCATGACCTTGAATCGCCCTGGCTTCCGAGCGCCCACTGGGCAGGTTGACTCGCAGCCGCGCGCCGACCGGGATATCCACATCTCGGTCTACGGTGATTGCTCGTCCAGATACCGCCGAGATCCTGCCGCCATTCGCACGACCGGCAAGCATGGGGTCTGCCAGAGCCACCACCTGTCCAGGCCGCGGGATGAATCCATCCAGGCCAACCTTCCAGACGGCCCCACGAGTCTGCAACTGCTCAGTCAGAAGCGCCCACTGCCCCGCCCGCTGCGCCTGACCCTGGCTGGTGCAGCCGAGAGCCCCGACCGATACCTCCCTGACGATCCCGCCAAGCTCGATAATCGCATCCTCGTCGAAGACCGGCTCCTTGTCTGTCTCGAACGCATTGGCCGGGTTGTCCCAAGAGACCATCGCCAGCGAATGGCGGTCTCGCGTCCGTGTGCCCGAATACGCAACCACACCATCGTTCAGAATCTGCGACGTGGTATAGGTGTAAACCGGGTCCTGAGGCATGTCGGCGTTGACAGTGATCTGGCTACCATCCCAGAACGCCAACCCATGAAAGATTGCAGCGAGATCCTGAAGAACGGCATACGCCTCCTCTTGCTTCTGAAGATAGAGGTTGCAAGTGAACCTAGGCTCTTGACCGCCCTTCCCATCCGGAACCAACTGGTCGCAGTACTGCGCAATGCGATAGAGGGCCCAACGGTTGACCATGCTCTGGTCGATGCGCTCACCCAGGCCGTAATAGGGGTTCAATACCAGGTCATAGAAGACCCAGGCCGGATTGTTGGAATAAGCCTCCTTGAAGGTGCCGTCCCAAACGCCATTCGTGGTACCGGGGCCGCCGGTAAAATAGGTCCGAGTCTCAGGGTCATAGTTCATCGGAACCCGCACGATCCGCCCGCGCATGAGCGAAGAGAACTTCGGAAAGTCGCCCCCGAACTGTTGGGCGTCATACTCCACGCAGCCAACGGCGGTGAGCGGAAACTCCTGATTGCTGTCGACAACTTCAGCTATCGCAGTCAGCACCATGGTGTCCTGGACCAGAGAGCTGTTCGCCTCCGGCGTGATCCGCCGCACGCGAACCGCCCAGTGCCCTCCTGCCGGCAGGTTGATCCGATGAGAACGGTAGTAAGTCGTAACGTTCTTCCGGTCGACAAACGTGCTGAGTACGGTCTGGTAAGGAGCGCCATCCGTGGCGACATCGATCGCGTACTCAATACGCACCCCATTGATGTTCCCGGACGAATCCTGCGCCTGCAGGTTGGGCCAGGACAGGCGCACGCGTACCGCATCCGCCGTGGCGTTCGTGACGGTGTAGATGTAGGGCTGCGTGCTGAGCAAGGTCTGGCCCACCGCAATCTCGTTGCTGGACTCCGCTACACCTTCCAGTCGCTCCTGATTTAACTCGCCCGGTCGAAACTGCCACTTCACGTCGGGGTAGTTCAGCGTGCCGTCTTCTGCCTGGATCGGAGTACCGTCAAGCTTGATCGACTTAAGTCCATTGACTGGGCCAACAATCGGCCCCCAGCTCAGGAGATACACGATCCGAGCAGTGGACAGCGATGCGACGCCGTTCTGGGCGATGTGCGGCTGCTTCGGCTTGGAGCTGCCCCCCTTGCTTCCACGCAAAGGCTGATGGCGATTCTTGGTCACAACAGACATTTTTGATCTCCAGAAACAAGAAACCCCGCCGAGGCGGGGTCTGGCAGCAGTCGTGCTAGAGCTGGTCTTCCGTGTAGACCCCGCCCGACTCGACGGCGCCGCCGATCTCTCGCTCTCCGTAAAGCACTGGGTATGGGTTGCCCTGAGCAATAGTGGTCATGGCGCCACCGAATCCATAGCTCGGGTTATTCCCATCCTCGTTCTTCGCGGCGGAAGCCTGAGTTGACGGGGCCAGCATCTGGGCAACGCCACCAAGCGCCAGGCCAGCGCCGCCAGCCATCATTGCAACGCCTATTGCCGAGGTGGTGCCGAACGTGAAATAGCCCGCAACGACCAACGCCGCTCCAAGGACCGTCTGAAAAATCCCGGAACTCTTGCTGCCTTGGATGACTGGCACGATGCGGATGACCGACTCGCCGGCTCCGGCCAGGTCAAGCTCCTCTTCGCGAAGATTTCGCCGCCCTACGAAAACCGCGAACCGCATCCCGCGCTCTTCTGCGGCTCGCATGAATTTCTCGAAACCATCTACCATGCTGGCCAGGGCAATGGTGGCCTCTCGCGGCCCTGATACATCGAGCACATACTCACGGCCAAATTCACGGCGCAACGCGCCATACAGTCGCACGGTCTTCATTGGAGGAAGTCCTTGTGGCGAAGGATCAGCCGGACCCTGTTGGCCATGGACCAGCCGTAGATTTCGCGTGTGGCCGCGCGACCCGCCATGTGGTGATAGATGAACGGACCCGAGCCGCCCAGCGCTGGAGCCTCTTCACTTCGCAAGCAAGGATCGGCACCGAGATAGATCGCGGCATGGTTCGGGTGATAACAAGGCCTCCCTGGAGTGGGCACCTGAAACACCAGCATGTCGCCGCGGCGCAGGTCTTCAACGCGATAGAAACCGGCACTCTCGTAATTGTCCTCGTACAGGCTCGATCCGTCCTTGACCTCCCACCAAAGGTCCTTGCGCTCGAAGTTCGGCAGCGTCAACCCAGCTTCTCGCTCGTACCAATCCCGGCAGGCGCCCCAACAGTCGAGCAAGCCGTGGGAAAACTCTCGGCCAAGCAACGGGGCACGATAACCTGATGGTTTGAACCAGGTCATTTCCCCACCCGGCAGCCCGATGATTCCCCACGGCAATCCGTGAAGCTCACAACTGACCCGGTCGGCCATGCTCGGGATCGGAGCCTTGTCAGGATGGCTATGGATGACGGCAATTACTTCGCCGCGGTCCTCTGCTGCTGCGTAGTCCCGGTGATCCATGACGAAGTTTTCGCGATCACTGACCGCCAGGTTGCCACAAGGCGCGTATTCTCGGCCGCTATCGGTCTTGAGCAATACGCCACACGCCTCGCTCGGGTAGACGCTTTCGGCGTGCGCCAGGATCTGGCACTGCAGCTTTTGACTGATGCGCATGCTTACCTCGACGAAACGATCAAACTTGCCCCCAAGGAACCGCCGAAGCGGTTGGTGTTGCCGCGCAGCTTGCAACTGCTCCAGCGGCCGCCACACCGATCGAGAGCCGGGTTATCGGTAGGCTCATCCTTCTTCGTGAAGAGGGCAGCGCCGGTATAGGCGCAAGCCTCTCCTCGATACTGACCTCGGCACGCCCACCGGCAAAGCTTGGTGATCTGCTGGGCCGGTAGCATCTGCCCCTCCATGTCGATAGGGCTGCTGAGCGCGAAGGTGACCTGCTCCCGGGTTTCCTCGGTCTTCTGCTCAATGAACCAGATCCCCACCCGAGCCTCGTCGGCTGCATCGGGGTTGCCATCAGGGAAGTTTGCGGCATCCAGATAGTGCCGCCACGTCTCGATCACCCGCACCCTGGCGCCACAGAGGTCTCGCAACTGAAGGCAGATGGCCGATATCGCTCCTCGAATGCCGGCGAGCTCGTTTGCCAGTTGGAGGGTCGGCGACGCGGGTCGACCATCGCCGCGGATATCAAAGCCTTTTGCGGTGATTTGGATCGGCTCGTACACATTGCCCTGCCAGATGATTTCCCCTTCTTGGGCGTGGCCATGGAATCGCCAGAGATTTCCGCCAAGGCGCGTCGCATCCACCTCAAACAGCCGGATCAGGTTCCCCGGCTCAAGCTTCTGCACATCAGCATTGAAGGCCATGCGTTCTCCAGATATGAAAAAGCCCGCGCGAAGCGGGCTGGAAGGTTGTACAGCGTGGATGAAATGCCAGTGGCAACCGTTCTACCGGGGTAGTAGCGTCGTGCCTTCATGCAAGGGTGTCCCGACCCTGAGCGTGCCGGCCCAGGGATCGGGAGGCGCCAATGTCGGCGCGGTTAAAGACCTAGGAGGTCAAGATGAGTGAGCCTGTAATTACGGACATCAACAATGCTGTCAGCCAAATAAACAATACTCTTCTAGCCTTGGCCCGCATCGCTGCTGAGACAAACCCGGAGGTAGCCCAAAAACATCTTGCGATTGCTGTACTGGCATGCAGACAGCAAGGTGTAGGAGACAACTTCGTGTTAGAGATTTTCCAAAAGGCATTTCCGGACGGAGTGATACCAGGCACTTACACTCTTGATATCCAAAATATCAACCGCGAATAACAGCCTTGGTCACGGCGCTATCTTTTACGAACTGCGCTGAAATCACTATTTGACCGTCAGAGCGTAAAAGCCAAGCTGGATTTCCTTTCGAGTCTACAGCTTGGCTTTTAATAGCCTGACCTTTGGTGGCAGTTTGGGTGTTCATTCCTATCTCCCGCGGCCTCGCCGCTCATGGTTGGTTGTTACGGGTAGAAGACCTGAACGAACGTGAAGCTCAGTTCGTACAGACCTCCCCCCAACGGCCTCAGTTTGTATCCATTGCACCGGTATCGACCCTGTACGCCGCCAGGGGGCGTCCACAGGAACGACTTGTACCCCTCGTGCCGGTCCAGAAAGGCGCGGGCGCCCAGGAGATCATCACCAGCCTCCAGGCGCCCGATGATCGTCATTCCATCCCAGGCCTCGGATCTGGTGTTGATCCCCGTTCCGCCGGACTGAACGTATCCATCCCCGAAGTCGTTCTGCCAGGTGCGCTGGGCAATCTCGCCGGTAGCTCCAAGGCGGGTGCAGTAAGAAAAGGTCTCAGCCACTTATCGCCTCCAAAGCAGACCGTTCTGCCCCAACTCTTCCCGAATGACGCTCCGGACCTCCTCCCGCAAGGCCAGCCCGGCAGCCTCTCCCTGCATTCGAGCTTCCTCTTGGCTCATGCCCGGCTGGGCATTAACCGTGACCGGAGCGTTGATAGTGATCGACGGCGCCTGTCCAGCCCAAGCACTCGCGCCGCCCGCCCTGCTGAGGAAATCAGTCAGATCCCTGTTTTGGTTCGGGCTGAGCACCCGCTCACCAGCATCAAGCAGCCAGGTACTCTCCTTCGGGATGTTGTCGATGCCGCCGTGCGCGATGCCCCCGAAGGCCGCCGAAGAAACTCCAGCAACCATTGGCGCGGTAGCTGCGGCTGCCGCCGCAGCAGCACCAGCAGCCAGACCGGGGCCAACAACCGGAATGGCAGCCGTCGAGGCAAACGCCGCTAGCTGTGCCTGAAACGCCGTTGCCTGAGCATTGGCGACAAGCCCGATTGCCGCAGTCGATTGAGCCGTCTTCCCTACGACCAACTGCACCGCCTGGTAGAC